GACGCATGGCATAGATGAACTTACCAAGCCATTCGAACCTATCGTTATTGTGCTCGGGATTAGCGTGGCTGTCAGGGATAATTAAATGAGTAGTCATTTATGATCCTCTTGTATCCAGCTAAGGGGTATCAACCTATCCGCAAAGAGGAAGCCCTTATTCATACACCACCTAGCGTAAGATGTAGGGCTGCCTCGATACAGTTTGTTCTGGCTGTTACCAAAGACGAAACGTACGTCGAGATTGAGGTGTTGTTCCTTGACGAACATATGTTTCTTTCGATCAGCACTGGAGAATAGGCCCTTTGCCTCAATGATGATCCCGTTGGGCAATACGAAATCAGGCGTGTAGGTGTGACATGTCACGGGCTTGGTGTAAGAGATCTTATATGTCTCGTATTTAACGTAGACACCGTTAGCCTTCAAGTCCTCAGCGATCTTGTATTCAAGACCAGACTTGTACCTACCGTGACGTCTAGCTTTTTTATTGTATTTTGGCTTCACTAGACTTGTTCCTCTTGTATTCAAGATCTTGACGAAGATATGATAGTTGTTCCTGTTTAGCTTGTACCGTATCTTCAAGTATGCCTCGCTCGTTTTGCAAAGCAATCAACTCCTTTTCAAGCACAGTAATATACTCCCATATCTGTGACATGGCAGCAGTGAGCCAGCCGCCGTGGACAGGAATAGAATGAGAAAGATCACCATTACGTAGCATGAACTGCCATTCCTCTCGAATGTCTGCTACTTCCTTCTTATTACTCATTGCTGTTTCTCCTTGTTAGCTTTGATCTGTTTACGAATACGCAAGGGGAGTGGGTTTCCTGCTTGCTTTGTATTAACGATATCGATTACATCTTGCACAGTGGTGAAACACAAAGCTTCTTCATCATAGATAATAACATCGAATTCATCTTCTAAGTCCATGATAAACTCTTGTTCGTCAAGACTATCAAGTCCAAGATCGTCTCTGAATTTTGACTTGACTGTGATGTTAGGCATATCATCTACGTAAAGATCATTGAGTAGCTTCTTGAGTCTATCCTTTGTGTCGCTCAACTCTAGGCTCCTTTACAACAGTAGTAAGAAAACGAGGACCAGTGCTATAAAGATACGTGTATAGACCTTGTCCGTCATTGGAATCCTTCCAGCAGTCCTCTTTGTAAGGACAGTACGAGCACTGCACACATAGTTTCATGTTACCACTCTTACCATCTTCGATAGCTTCATAGCAGCGCTCGGGTGGAGTGTCTAATTCTACAACCTCCTTCATGTGGCGTATCCTAGCTGCGGCGTCAATCATCTCCATATCAGCCACAGGAAGTACCGCAAGTTTGCCCAAGCTCTTCTCCATAACCAGAAAGGCACCTTGATCTTTGCCTCTGGCTTGGGTATACGCAGAGATTTGAGCGATATAACCGAAGGGGTCATCATTATAGAGTTCTCCGTTCTTGAACTTCTCGAACCCATACCGTGATGCTGACTTCACATCAACGGGAACACCATTAATCTCACAGTCCATATGACCCTTGATGTTTTCGATTTCAACTTCATGTTGTTCGTGAGTCACGGTATGCCCCGCCTCTTTAACAAGGAAGAGAAGCATAGCTTCGATGATGTGACCGTAGAGAAACTTAATATACGTATCCGGACGTAGTTGTTCTTTACCTACTGCTTCCGGGTCCTGATGCTCGTACCACAGTTGTTTATCAGGCTTGCCGATGTTGGACATACGGAGGTAGATGTCTCGCTTTTTGCCAGACGTAGCTAATGAAGTCTTAACTGCTTCTTCGATAGCAGAGAGCATTTCATCCATATGTTTTTGAGTCTTATCTTGAGGATGATGTAGTCCCGGTATGTAGCTGCCGTCGAACAGCCCTTCAATATCTTTGACGAGGGTGCCTAGTGTCTTACCTGTCATAGCTTTTGTACCCTATTCATTGGAGCAGCAACAATCTTGTCCGTCTTTGCATCTCTAATATAAACAGCTTGGTGCCTATTCGATAGACGCGCTATTTGTCCTTGTACTACTTCACCGTTAGTACGTGTATAAGTCACTACGTTTCTGGTCTTTAACATAGTTACTCCTTTAATTTAGAACGAGCTTTGATTTCTTCTGAAGCGAGATGCAGAAAGTCAGCCGCCTTACTCAATTTCTGGTAATCTGACATATACAGATCACCTTCTAACTCATGCATCATATTAACTGGATCGCGGACTAGCTCGGAAATCTTGACGATGAACTCCAAAGCATTCATCTGCTCATGCCAGCCAAGCTTAACGTTACCAGCCTTCATTTTATCTTTCTGTTTTGGCATTAAGATTCTCCTTCTAAGGTGAGAACGAGGGGAGCGGCTAAGTTACACTCAACACTAGCTCCATATACGAAGCCGTGACTCCCCTCGGCTCTAGTTAGTCGTTACTGAACTCATCGTCAGCTGCTTCACTAATGTCCTCGTCTTCGAAATCATCTCCTTCAAAGTCAAAGTCAGACATATCGGAAGAGCGGATGAACTCAACCAAGCTAGTGACTTGAACTGCATTGAAGCCACCGCTCCTGCCAGCGTCCCAAGTTGCGCCAGAAGGGTAGTCATAGGCAGTGACACGGACGTTAGCTATCGTGCCATTACCGATAGTATCGGGCTCGACATCATTACGTGCTTTGTCGAATACCTTAGGAGGATACCCGGTCTTAAGTGTGATGTAAGAACCACGGAAAGGCTTGTCTGCCTTCTCCGCTTTCTTCTTATCGTCTTCTCTGACGGAACTCTTCAGCCCCATCTCTTCGAGAGTCTTGATAGCAGTCTTGTTCAACTGCCCGAGATCAACAGTCCACTTGCCCTTCTTCATGGGATTGGTCCGCTCAAGGAAGGGCCAGTAAATAGTCCCTTTGATCACTGCTTTCGCTTGTACACTCATGGTCTTAAGCTCCTTGCTTTTGTGAGTCTATACACTATTATCTCATGTCTAGGCTAACGTGTCAAGCACTTTTTCCATTATCTTCTTCAGCTTTCAATTTCTGTGCTGTAAGTATGTGTTCACGGGTTAAGCTCCCGCATTCTTCTACTTCATAGATTACGATATCAGGTGCGCCTTCTTTTGGACGTAGAGTATGAAGGGCAGCACTGACGCACTCTTCTTTGGCAGAGTAAGCACGGAGTGTATCACGATACGCCATAATAAATTTACTCATTAGCCTTAGGGCCTAGTTGCTTGTCTGCTACTAGGTTGACCTCCTCGTGCTTTGCCTTGTCACTGGCGTAGTATTTGCGCCAGATATTTTGGATGGTACGTAAGGGAGTACCAGTCAGGTTGATCTGACCCGGAAATGCTTTCTCCAAAGAACCAGAGAAAGGTGGATGTGGTGCACCTAATTGCATACATAGATGAATGCAAGTAATAGCGTCTTCTTCTTCCATCTGTACTTCAGGGTTATTTGGCATTATACTTCATCCTTTCATGGTCCATATTAAACCAATGTTAGCAGCAGCATAGCCAGTAAAGATAATAGTATGAGCATACTGACCATACCATGTAGATACAACAGCTTGTCCTACATATAAGGCAGTGACTACCCAAATCAATAGAGTATACATTTTAGTGTGTCTCCTGCCAGTTGTTACCTATCCTATACTCACCATCCATAGGACAGTTGAGCTTAAAGAACTCGCCAGCGTCACGGATAGATTGACACTGAATTTCACCCAGTTGATCAGCGTGTTCACGTAACACTTCTGTCTGGAACTCATCGTGAACTACAGCCACTTGCTTGAAGTCTAACTCTGCTCGTCTAGCTCTACGATGCCAGTCCAACATAGCCCACTTCATTACGCAACTTTCTCCTCCTTGGAGGTAGACGGACATACCGAAGTGCTCTGACTTGATCCAGATCCATCTTCCGTCGAGCCCCACAAGTCCTCCATTTCTAGCTGTCCGGGCAATTTGATGTAGTTTGAATTCGGCAAGGGCTGGCGTGTTGTCGAGGAATCTATCTGTTGTTGATCTTCCATCTTTAGCCGTACCTCCAATAATTCTTCCAATTCTTTCTGAACCCGCTCCCATGAGCCAAGCATATATGAACGTCTTCGCAAGATCTCTCGTCTTAAGCGATGCCGCCTTCTGATTCTTTGTGTGGATGTCACCATCTACTACCTCCTTGATATAGTCGGAATCATTCATATAGTGAGCAAGTAATCGTAATTGGATACCCACTGCATCAGTGCCAAGTAAACAATATGTGTCAGGGTTATCCACAGTCCAACAGCTACGACACTCAGGACCGTAAGGACTATCACGTCCCGGTATGTTAGCCATGTTCGGCGCTTGGTGTGACATGCGATGAGTACCGCTGCCAATGCTAAAGACGCTACCATGCACACGATTATCAGAAGTAAGACCATCGAACCATCCTTCTATCTCATTACTACGGCTGCTACACATAGCATACTCACCTAGATAACGTAATGCTTGAGGCGCATCATCATGTATAGTCTCTAAGTTCTCGTCGCATAGCTGCCATGTACGGGCTGACTTATCTTCGAACTCCTCAGCTGTCAGCTTCTTCTGTCTTCGTAAGTCAAGTAGCTTACGATAGTATTTAGTACGTATCTTTGGGTCCCAGTGTCCTTCAAGACGCTCTAGTTTCTGCCTCGGTGAGTTAAGGTTGAACTCTTGCCACTTAATCCTAGTCATTGGACCAGCCGTAGTGCTCCAATTTTTTCCTAGGAATTTTAGGCCCACGGTTGAGAGATCACCGTTCTTTTTATAACGTGGCTTAACCACACTTACTGGCTTAGCAATAGGCTTCAACTCTTCTAAGATAATACGTTCTAATTCCTGCGCACGGGATTTAACTAGGGTGAAAAGCTTGTGCGCCTTAGGTACATCGAGTGCGAACCCGTGTTCCTTCTGGTTCTCAAGGATATGCTGAACAGCATGTTCAATCTGTTCCGATAACCTTGACCCCCGCTTTCCACCCTCTAATTTTAGGGCAATCGCTACCCGATAGGTCAACTCGACATCGTTGTCGCAGTAACCTAACATCTCCTCACTGTACTCATCCCACTCATCGTGATCACCCTTAGAGAAGTCAAGTATCCTTCCCCAATTGGCAAGGCTATGTCCACCCTCACGATTGGAGTTCTGTAAACGAGAGATAAGTAGTGTATCCCATACTCGGGATGGTCTGATCTTTACACCTAGTATCTTACGTAGTACGCGCAGATCATAAGCTATGAAGTTATGGCCTACCCATTCATCTACTCCCTCAGCAAACTCTTCGAACTGGTCCAATGTGTCAGGTGTAAAGTAGGTCTTGTCACCTGTGTCCCATTCCTTACACACTATACACCATACAGTGTCTACCTTTGGAAGCAAGCCGTTAGTCTCTACGTCACAGACTACTCTTCTTCTTTCACTCGTCATCTTCCTCTTTCTCCGTTTCTGTTAGCCTTCCAGTGAACTCATTGTATAGGAGGTACGACGACGGCCCAGTCTTACCACTGAACCTGTTCTTTAACACTCTAATGTGTGTAGTGTTTCGTATCTTGGCATCCACATTTTGTCCGTCTCGTTCCAAACCAAGAGCAATGTTGGCGAGTTGCCCAACCCCTGCCGTGCCTCGTATATCTGCGAGACTAGCCTTGCCGCCTTCTTCGAGCGGCTTCCCTGTTTGGCGCTTAGTATGGATGACAGCAACGAGGTTATAGTCGAGAGAGACACACTGTGCTTTAAGTTTGTGTGCGATTTCATCTAACATTTTCCTCTCGTCTGATGGATTGTCCGACACCATGAAACTGATGTGGTCAAGGAAGATACTCCGACAGTCACATCCCTGCACTAAATAGGCTATCTTATCATTGATATATTCAATGTTATTACTAGCCCACCGTGTATCCATCGCTACGATACGCTCCGTACCCCACGTTGCATCAAACCCTGACTTCATTTCATCGGATGTGACGTGGGTATCAGGTAGATGAATAGGCTTATCAAGAGAGAGACTAACTAAGCCCTTACCTGTCTCTCTCATCGTCTCCTCGAGCATGATTAGGCCTACCTTATCATCGTAGTTGTTGAGTAGATGATACGCTGTCTCTTTAATAAAGCTTGTCTTACCTACACCAGCACCAGCCGTGACTATTGTCATCTCACTAGTACGCATACCATAGGTCTTATCGTTTAAGGCAACCCACGGATAGTCAAAGCTAGTGAACCGATCCTCCTTCGTGATGAAGTCCCACATCCGTGAACCGGTGATGATATCCTCGGGTTGGTATGTTTCCTCAGTTGATCTCCACCATAAGTTAACGAACTCCTTGCCATCGTTGTTCTCAAGATACTCGCCCGCATCCTTCCTCTGAAGATTCATGACGTGTGCTTTCTTTGGGAACAAACTGGCAACAGAATGGGAGGCCTCTTGACCGGGATCATCGTTATCAAAAGCTAACACTATGTTGTCAAAGGAATTGAGCCATTCAAAACACCGCTTCACATCACGGTATGCTCCTTGCGCTCCATTCTTAATCGACACTACTGGATACTTAGACCCCATCATCTGATAGACAGAGAGACAGTCGATCTCTCCTTCTGTTACGGTAATGAACTTACCACCACCGTTGAACTTGGATTGCCCAAAAAGAATAGCCTTGTTGATGTTGCCCTTAGAATGAATAGACTTAGGCACCTCTCGTATCTTGTATGCTACAAGGTTGCCATCCTTATCAGTGTATGGATAGTAATGTTTAGTTACCACTCCTTCCTCTACCCTTAAGCGTACATCATAAGCTCTTAACGTATCGGTATTGATGTTGCGCTCATTGATGGGACCAACCTTTGTTCCTTCTAAGGTAGGTAGAAGAGAGGTATGCTGCGTCTTAGGAGTAGACATACCGATCAACTCACCAATCTTAGCTTCTCCTTCGTGTCTTGTCTCACAACTAAAGCACCATGTATGACCATCCTCATATAATGCACAGGCATCAGACGAACCACAGTCATCACATGGCCCCTTACTTATGAGGGTCTGTGACTCTTCACTGAATTCCATCCTCTAACTCCTC